ATTTTTTACGTGCTTTTCTTATCACATATTTACCTTTTTTAAATATATTTACAACAGCAGTTTTACCCATGACTTTAGCCCTTTGTTCGCCTACTGTTAATATTTGTATCTTTCTAGCAAAAGGCTTTTTAATTTTTTTAACTTTAGCCACCGTTGCTCTCGCATCAGCAGGTGTAGCAAACTTAATTCTTACAGTATCCTTAGGATTCTCGTCAGTATAAAGTCTTCTACCTGAACCTTTAGGTTTTTTACCTGTTCCTACTTTAGGATCTCTTTTAGTTCTCGCCATTAATAGAATCTGCGTGAAGGAGTAAGCATCAACGATGCTCTATTTCTATCTTCATCTGCAGCTAATTTAAAATCTTGTTCGTATTGTTGTTTTAATAATCCTGCTTTTTGAGGGTTCTTTTTTAAAGCTATATAGTAAGCCAAACCACTTACCATACAAGGCATAAATCTTGATGGTACTTCTGGATCTTCCGCTGAAGTTGATACATCATCTATCCTTTGTATTCTGTAAGATATCAATTGATAATTACTTGTATCTGGTGTTGGCCATAGCTTTACTACAGGAGTTATTTGTCTATCAACAAAAAACTGCGTAGGTCTTGCCTCTGTAGTTTTAGTAGGTATGTTTAAATATTCTTGTCTGCCTATCCTATCTATTTCGATATCTAACACTGGGCTTTTGCTTGTATCTCTAATAACAGCTGATAATATATCTATATCATAACCGTTCATGGTATAACTAGCTGTGCCTTTAGTTAAATCAGTAGTTACTTGTTCTATAGTCCACAGATTGACACCTCTATTAGCCCAGTCTGCAAACATAATGTTCATAGAACGTCTAGCAGTCCTAGCATCGTACCCAGTACGTTGTTCTAGTCCTGCTAGTTCGTATGCCTCTTCTATAGTTTCTGCTATATCTAACGCAAACGTCTTAGTTCCAGAAGTCGCCATTACTCATAATCCTTTATACAATGTAAGACTATAAGGTATGTATCACCTGAACTATGACCAGTAGTTGTAAGCACTATGTCACCTGTTTTACCAGAACCAGCAGTACTTTGTAGTCCACCAAAAGGTGAAAAATCTAAAATACCGTCAGCACTAGGGTTAAGCTCCATACAAAGTGTGTCAGCAGTAGCATCCCAGAATAAACCTATTTTAGTAAAACCTAAAATAGAATAATAAACTTTAGTAAGTTTAACTCCTGTACATGCTGCTCCATCACTTTTTCTAGTAGCTAGTGAACTTACATCTACTTTAGCGACGGCACTTTCACCAGTACCGTCACTAACGTTAGTTAGCTGAACTATAAAATCCTTATCGCCATCTAAAATGGTTGTTGAAGTTACTGCGTCAGCCATGTTATTCTCCTAAAATTATGCGTCAGCAAATGGTGTTACTATAGTTCCTGACCCTATTAGTAATGAGTTGTGAACTAAGTAAGTAGCTGAATCAATAGCTGTTACTTGAATCACACTACCAACGATACCGCCTTTAGTAGTACCGTTTAAAGTAATAACGTCATTAGTAGCAGCTGGTACGAAAGCCTTCTTTGTGCTATCATCAATAGCTATGATTACAGCACCTTTAAACTTATCAGTACCATCAGTTTTAATATCAAGGTCAGTAGCTAAAGTTTCAATGTAGAAAAAGAAAGAAGCACCTATGTTATTTAACTGATTAGGATCAGTAGGATCACTAGGTGTTGTAGTAACAATTGAAGGTAAAGTAAATTTACCGTCAGCATCATTACATAAAAGTATTTTACCTGCGTGAGCATCTACTGTTAAAGAAGTGTCTGCTGTTAAAGAAACAGAGTTATTAACCCCTGCTGAAATAAATCCACCCAATGATTTGACTGGACCTGAAAAAGTTGATTTAGCCATTATTTTCTCCTAACTAAATATATTGCTTCATCTTTGGAGTAAGTCTGCCGAGCCAGTTGAAGCAACAAATTAATCTCGGTTTAGTTTATTGTAAAGTAGGAATGTTAAAAAAGAAAGGGGAACTATTAAGTTCCCCTTAAAGGATACAACCTAGTATCCCACCCCGAAAGGATTAGGCTCCTGGTGAACCATACATTCCACGCCAGTCACTAAAGCCGAAAGAATATCTTTCTCTAGCTTTGTATCTTACGTTTCCTGTCTCGAAGTCACCTTCCATGCCAGTTGACATTGGTGATCTTACGAAATGCTTCATACCGTTAGGAGCGTCAGTCTTGATGAAGAATGCATCAGTATCTGTTAGATAATGGTTAACAACGTAACCTTCTGGGAACATACCCATATTTTTCATTGCGTTGATATCATTATCAGAAGTTGATACTCTTCCTGGAGACTGAAGTACTCTCTCAGCTACAAACTGAAGTTGAGGTGGTACAATCAATTTTCTAGCTTGAACATTGATTTTAATACCTCTTTCGTCTTTAAACTGAGAAATATCAATCAGAGCATTCTCCAATGAAGTTTCATTCAAGTCCGCAGCAGTTGTAGGCTCATTTGACTGATCCCCACCAGTTAAGGTTGGGTGGTCTGTAGCAAACAACTCTTTTCCATCTCCACCTGGGAAGTTGGAGTTAAATCCGTTGTTTAATACGTTTGCAGCCTTGACCTGCTTTGTGTTAGCCATTGAACGTGCTAAAGCTCTAGTATATCTAGAAGATAGGCTATCGTAGAGGTTATCTTCGATTGCTTCTTCTGTCAATGAGAAAGCTAAAGCGACAGTTTCATGGGTGTAACGAGATGTGAAAGTTTCTTGAGCTGTGTCATAACTAACTGCAGCACCTTCTCCTTTTACAGGAGCTTGTGCGAAGCCAGCCAACATTACTTCCTCTTCGAAAGCTCTGTCAGAATTTTCAGTATCAAAAATTTCAGCATGCTCGTTTTCATAACGATCGTACTCTAAACCAAAAAGTGCGTTTAGTCCTGGTTCGAGTTCTTTTACTAATTGAGCTCTATTAATTGCCATTTATATCACCTTTTAGTCGTTACCGAAAGTAGAAGCTGGGAATATGAAATAACCTCTAGCATATTGCCCAATTGAGTTGTCAGGTCTATCGACAAAGCCAACTTGTTTAGCAATACCACTAGCTGTTGTAGTAGTCACACCTTCTTTCGAACGGTTGTTGTTAGTATCACCTGCAGTTGTAGAGATAGTATGTACTTTACCGACATCTGCTTGAGTAGGAGTACCAGTGTACTGCGCCTCATAAACAATGTCAGGATCAGCATATACGTATGCTTTAGCATCTGCAGAACCTAGAGTTGTGGTACCAGTTGGCCATTTTCTTGACCATACAGGTGTACCATCTGTTGCTGTGTATTGTACACCTTGGAACACACCTAGTGGTGCATCAGTAGCACCAGCCTGAAGAACGTAACCACTAGCAAGTTTCACTACATCGCCTGAAAAAATATCACCTGTAGCTCCACTTTGGATTGCGAACTCGGATGGTCTAATTGTGCCCCCACTCATGTGGTACGCTGGTGTAAATCCATTAGGATCATTTACATTAGCCATTTATATCACCTTTATATGTTAATATAAGTTCAAATTATAGTTCTAAAGAACTAGCCTTTAGAACCACCGCTTCCAAAAGTAACCTTAGTACTTCTATTGGGTTGATCAATAGGCATAATAGGATTACTCTCTCGCATAAGATTGTGGTCCACTGCATCCATCTGGTCGTTAGCAAGTTGGGCATAATATTGCCTTCTTTCTGCAACCGTCTCGGTAGGCATCTTTGCGAGGATTAAGCCACCAACTCCTATGACTCCAGCATGTTTACCCTCATCAATAGATGGTGCTTCAAAATCTGGATGGTCTTTAGCCATAACTGGCTCCCAACCTTCCCGAATACGTTTAGACATATTCGCCTGATCTTGTTGCCCAACCATTGACTCACGTATCCATCTGTATACATAGCCCTCTGGTGGGGTAGGTGCGTCAAGTAATGACGGTGGACTCCATGGTTTTCTACGAGCTGTTTTTTCTCGACTTTCTGCAGATCTGGAGCTTCGATCTGTTTTAGTAGTATTTTTATCTTCTACCATTTTTTACTCCTTAATATGCTTAGCATATTCTTCTAGTGGCACACCTAATCTTTTTGCTATTGCTACTTGACTCGGTGTGAGTTGTACTTTTCTACGTGAACGTGTTCTTGCTGTAGTAGACCCTCTACTTGAACCAGCTACAACCTCGTTCACAGTGTTCTGTTGAGTTTTTCCTAATTTATGAGGAAAAGCCTCAGCCATTCTTTTATCCACTTCTGTATAATAATCATCAGAAGTAGGATCGTAACCTTCCTGTTCTACTAACTGCCTATGAAAAGCAAAGGCACTAGTAGTCATAGCTACGTCAGAGCCGAACCAATCGTTCTTTTTAGCCCATTCCTGAGCTTTAGGATCTGCTTCTACTTGAGGCTGTTGTTGAGGTTGTACTTTTGATTGTATCTCTTGTTCAACATCAACAGTAGCTTCTTCTACTTCAGGTTCTTCCTTCGCTTTGACTCTTTTAAGGCTTTCCTCTTCTACTGCTAATTTAGCAATATCTTTTTGAGCTTCGAGCATGGCGTCTGTATCGCCACTTTCATATGCCTTTTTGTAACGGTCTTGAGCGTACTGAAGTTCAGATCCAACTCTGCCTTTATACTCATCATATAGGTTTTGATCAGTTTTTGAAAGTTTATTTTTGGTTTTATTAAGTTCGTCTTGAACAGACTTAGCGTAATCTACTGCTGCCTGTTCACGTCTTTCAGCTTCTCGAATCTTATAAGTAAGTTTAGCGATACGTTTTTTAACACCCTCGCTATAGTCTTCTATCTCATCAGATTCTTTTTTAGCTTCTTCTGGTTTAGATTCTTCTTGAGGTTGTTCGTCTTCTACAACTTCTTCCTCTTGATCCTCTTCAGTTTCTGGAAGTTCTACTTCCGTCAACTCTTCTTCTTGTTGCAAGGCTTCTTCTGCCATGTTTTGCTCCTTTAGTTGCGTGATTTATATTAACCTGCTACTACGTCTTCGGGATCCGTAATAACTGCTAACACATCATCATCGTTTAATAATCGCAAGTCGCCACCCTCAATTTTGATTCGTGCTCCTGCGTACCTGCCGAATATCACCCAGTCACCTTCTTGACACCATGCACCTCCAGGATATCTATCCTTATCAGCGTATGCGTCTGGACCAAGTGATACTACGTATCCTACATTAGTGGCTATACGTTCTTTTTCTAATGTTTCATTAGCTAAGTATAAACCACCTTTAGTTTTTTGCTTTCTACTGAAAGGTAAAACTAATAGTCTGTAGCCTGTGGGGGTAGGGAGTTGCTCTTTTAAACTAGAGTCATCTTGAACAGAGTCAGGGGTAAATTTTAATTCTTCCTTTTCTTCTACAACTTCTGGTTCTTTGTTTTCAAAACGGTCAACTGTGGATGGTATAGGCTCGCCACCTGTACCAAAAGCCTTCACTTCTTTAGTCATCTTCTATATCCTTATGCAGGTCGCTAATTAAAAACTCCGTAAACGACAGACCTGATATTTCGCCTACGACTTTTTGATAGTCTTCATAGTTTTGAATACTACCACTCGCTAGAGTTTGTATGAGTTGTTCTTTTCTTTCTGCTATTTGCTTCTTTAATTTATCTATCAGCATCCCCAATCCCTTCGTGCCCAGTAATTAGCTTTAGTTCTATCACTTCCTAAACCTTTACTCCGTGCACAATAGGATTTTTTACGCTTCTTATTTTCTTTGTGCATACCTAGTTTTTTGTCACCAAAAGTGATTCGTTTAACTCTGCCTGTTTTAGGATCTTTAACAAAAACTTCTTTACGTTTTTTGCCGTATCCTGCACTCCCTTTAGGTATGGCTCTGGGAGTCTATAGTTTAGCTTTTTTGCCTCTATATTCAGCCATGTAAAAATTATAACTGATTTAAGATAATTTAGTAACCTTCTTTCTACTAACTTTACCTTGACCTTTACACATTACACTATCAGAACCACCACCATGCTTCATTTTCTTTTTGCCTGAACCCAGTGATTTTAAATCTGCACCAGTGATCTTGTCGCGTGGAGGCTCGACTGCAGCTAACTTTTTTTGTTTTTGGGAATAGTCTTCAAAAGGCATTACTCTTTCCCACTCCAACTTGCGTTGTGTTGTGTACCTTGTGTTGCGGCACCTGTCCCTTGAGTTTTGACTTTACCCTGACCAAATACTTTTTTATAAAGTATATCGCCGACCTTTACAGGTTTTGATAAGTCGATTTTATTAGGACCTTTTACTTTTACTTCTTTCATGTTAACCTCGCTTCATAGCTTTTTTCTTTTTCTTCTTTTTACCAGCTCCGCCACGTTTCATAGCAACTCTTTCCTTCATCACGCCAGCACCGCCACCGCCACGTTTCTTAGCTTTACCAGTAACTGATTCAGCGTCAATACGTCTACGGTTGGCATTACCAGCTACGAAAGACGAACTAGCTTTACCTCTGTTTTTTGCTCTAGGCATTTTAAACTCCTTTATTAATTGTATCTGATTGCCTAATTTCTTTTAGTATATCAGAATAAGTTTTACGTATATTTTCTTGTTCTTTTAGCGGAGTTTCCTCTCTGTCGTGAGCTGTCTTCATTTCTGCTATA